ATGCGAATATTAATGGAGCATCCGACATTCCCCCTTGCCCCGCAAGGGCAGCAGGTAGTTATAGAGCCATTACAGATAGAGGTTAAGCATGAAGATTAAACCATTAGGTTTTTACGTGTTAATTGAGATGGAAAAGGTCGAAGAAACAACTGCTTCCGGCATTATCTTAAACGCTGATTTAGTTAGCAAAGAGCAAGACGCTACTGATATTGGCCATGTTCGCGCTATTGGTCCCACTGCATATCATGGGTATCCCGGGTGTGAATTGGTAGAGGCCGATTTATTTCCTTATGAGAAATGGGGATTAGAGATAGGCCAGAAGATAGAGTACCGCCGTTTCGAGGGCAAGAAGTCTGCAGTTAAGGGGTATGAGAATTATAGATTTATACCAGATAGCCACATCATAGGAGCAATAGACGATGAGTGAAGCGGGAGAGCAAGATGGGACAGAAGTCGAGGAAGTTGAAAGCATACAGCCGGAACAGACGAGCGCTGAAGATGTGGCGCGCAAAGGAGGCTGGAGGCCTGAGTCTGAATGGGAACAAGACGACCCCAAGCGACCCGATACATTCAGTTCAGCTGAAATGTTCAACGCTCGCGGTGAGTTTATTGGCCGTATCAAGGCGCAGGATAAGCGTCTTAATGAGATGGAGACTTCATTCAACACGCGACTAGAGAACAGCAACCTATTACACAAGGCACAGCTGGATTCGCAAAAGAAAGAGTTAGAGCGTAAGCGTGATGCGGCTATTGATCTTGCCGATAGGGAGGGGGCTAACCAATTCCAGGGGGAGATTGACAATCTTGTAACTCCAGATATTTCGCCCGCGCCTGTAAGTAATGATCAGACGTTCCTTGATAACTGGAATAAAGACAATCCGTGGATACTGCAGAACACGCCTAAGGCTGCCTATGCAACCTCTCAATTTGTCGCCTATCAAAACTCAGGGCAGGATGCGAGGACAGCGCTAGCTAATGCAGAGCGCGACATACAGCGTGAATTCCCTGACGTTAATCTTGATCGTAATAGGCAGCCTACCTCTGAAGGCGGTTCAAAGCCTGGCGGTAAGCGGGGTGCTAAGGCGCTGACCATGGCCGACACAACAGAAGAAGAGCGCAGGATTTACCGCGCTATGCCGGATACATGGAAAACCGAGAAAGACTTTCTTAAAGCTTGTCAAGACTCTAGGAGCTAGATGATGAACGAACGCGGAGATGATAAACCACAACGCAACAAGCCCGGGCCAAAGCCTGGATCAAAACGTAACACTATTGAGCGCGGCCGTACCGGCTCAGACTTACCGCCAGCCATGCAAACCACTGATAAAGGGTTGGTATCTGGATCGCGTGAAGACGTGGCGCATTCGGCTGGAAGGCCTGCCCGGGTATCAATGGGTAACATGAAAAAGTTAGAAGTTCCCCCCGGATTATTGGAGGTCGGCTACTATTACCGGTTCTTCCAAGACAGGGAGGGGCGCATAGATCAAGCCAAGGCTGCTTACTATGAGCATGTTTCTGATGAGCAGGGTAATAACTACACGCGCAAGAGCGGCCCCTATACGTTGTATTTAATGCGTTTGAGGCAGGAGTACAGGGACGAGGATAACGTATTGAAGCGTGCTCGCGTTGCTGCTACACTAGAGGAAGAGGCGCAGATTGGAGCCAATGAGTACGCACCTGATGAAAAGGGACGTGCAACTGGCGGCACTAGCGCAGTACGGCATCATACAAGTGATAGCCACCAAGCTTAACTCGTCAAGCGGTTAGACCGACTGTAAGTTGACAGAGAAACTAAACGGGATAAAACCCTTTTTATTCTTTTGACAACTTATGGAGGTCTACCATGCCAGGTGGATTCAAACTAGCCAATACGGACTCCCAAGGGGACGTAACAGGCAAACAAAAGACATTCTCTGTCTTAGCAGCTACTTCTGAAGTAATCGCATCAGGTGATCTGGTACGTATTGCAGGTACTGCTAATGCTCAAGGTGTCGCAAATGTAGCGATTGCTCCCACAGGTACAGCTTCAACCGGCGTTGTTATGTCAGTTGATGCGACTATTGCTGGGGAAGCGCTTTCTCAAACCTACCACGCCGCATCTACTTTAGGTACGATCAAGGTCAATGTTGACCCTAACGCTACTTATATTGTTGACGTGGCTAACGGGCCCCTCTTAATTACTGAGGTCGGTCTAAACGCTCCCGCTGTTGTAACTGAGGCGACTGTATCAGGGGCTTTGGCTCCTTCTGTAATGCAGGTTAACGCCACCGGTGCAGCAACCACATCCACGCTTCCTTTACACATTGTCTCTCTTATTGAAGATGCAGATGGTGTATTGGGTAACGTCGCTCTTGTGCGGCTTAATGCAACTACTGTCGCGCCTGGCGCAACTGGGGTATAAATCATGGCTTCTGGAACAATTAGTACAGGCTCATTACCCCGCCTATTACAGGACGGCGTAAATGAGGTATTCGGGAACTCACTGAAAGAGCACGACAAAAAGTATGACAAGATGTTTACAATGCATTCATCTACGAAAAACTTTGAAGTCGATGTTCAGTTAGAGGGTTTTACTCGGGCGACAAGCAAGGCTGAAGGCGATGATATTACTTTTGATTCTCGTCAGCAGGGCTTCACCCCTAAATATCAACACACCACCTTTGCCAAAGGTTACATCGTAACTGAAGAAGCATTGGAAGATGAGCTTTATGGCCAGTTGAATGATGGTGCTCGCGCTCTTGCTCGTAGTATGAATATTACGAAAGAGATCGAAGGCGCTGCTATTTACAATAACGGCTTTGATGCAGGTTCATTGATGGTTGACGGTGACGGCGTGGCGTTGTTCTCAACGGCTCACCCTAACGGTCCATCCGGTGGTACTTACTCAAACCGCTTAACGGTTGATGCTGATTTATCTGAAGCAGCCTTGGAAGATATGCTTATCCAAGTTCAGACAATCACTGACGCACGCGGTCAACAGGCGGCCCTACAGGCACAGCGATTGATTGTTGCTCCTGCTAATAGCTTTGAAGCTCAACGTATCTTAGGTTCTGTTTTACAGAATGATACGGGCAACAACGCTACTAACGCAGTGCGTGATATGAACTCAGTGCGTGATGGCTTTATGTCTAACCCATTCTTGACCGATGCAGATGCGTGGTTTTTGACTACAGACGCCCCTCAAGGGCTGAAGTATTTCACACGTCGAGCTGTACGTTTTGGCCAGGACAACGCCTTTACTTCAGGTAATGCGCGCTTCAAGGCTGATGAGCGCTATGTGTTCGGTTGGTCTGATGCTCGCGGTGCCTTCGGTACTTCAGGCTCTTAAACCTTTGTAATGTGTCCCTGCTGGTTAAGTCACGGTTGGAATCCGTGAGGCACATAGGAGATTAAAATGTCAAGATTAACAAAGTTTCCAAATGGCTTAAGTTCGTTTCTGGTTGACTCTAATGCAGTAGCGAAGGCCGCAAACTATACGGTAGTCATCACTACAGACTCCGGTAAGACCTTTACCAGTGAGACAGATGGTGTTGTATTCACCTTGCCTAGCATTGCTATTGGTAACACTGTAACTTTCGTAAACAATGCTGTAGACGGCGTGGCTGATTTGACAATTAGTCCTGCTGCCGCTGATGGTATTACTTATGCCGGTTCTTCTACGGATAATAAGGATTTAATTAATACCAAAGCTACGGCTAAGCGTGGCGATTTTGTCACACTGGCTAGTCTTGATGGCACTGTTGCATGGCAGGTTGTAGATGCCCGAGGAATTTGGGCTAAAGAACCAGCATAACTGAGTTTGTGAGGGATATTTATGAAGTCTCGATATATACGTGGAACTCACAATGTTATCTCAGACATCTCGGGGCAGAAGTTCAAACGCTCCGAGATGGTTTTTAACTGGAAGAATCAATTAGTCGAGCGGGCAACAGAGTTTGAGCCCAAGCAACCTCAACTACTTATCCGAGGAAGAACAGAAAGCATTGCCGTAACGGATGGCACAAGAACAGAAGCTGCTGACCCCCCTTTATTAAATCCCCCTCTTAGTCCGAGTGATATGATATGACCGCCGTATTAACTGCCACAGCTCAAGATATTGTAAATGCGGCTCTTAGGCTAATTGGCGAGATAGACGCTAACCAATCGGTAGACGCCTCCGATACGCAAGATACATTGCAAGCGCTTAATTACATGGTTAAGGGCTGGCAGAATCAAGGCCTACATCTCTGGACTAAAACAGAAGGCGTCTTGTTCCTTGATAAAGGTAAGACTGATTACCTATTAGGCCCCAGTGGTGATGAAGCTACTAACAACGACGATCTAATTACCACTACTTTATCCATTGCCGGCGTAACAACTGACACCACAATTAATATTGATTCAACGGGA